TGGACTTATAGAGATGGTTGAAGGAGACCTGGAGACAATTGGTAAGAAGGTTAACATCACTGCTCAGAAGTATGCAAGCAACATCCTGGAGGAACTAAGGAGTGCCTTAGAAGAGTTGGAGGAAGAAAGATGAGCGACAGGTTTTTTACTCAGACACGCTGCGATAGGTGCCATAAGGAACTTAAGGATGGAAGGATAATGTCCATGTTCAACACAGACTGTATCTGCATGGAGTGCATGGTAAAGGAGACTAAGGACAAGGACTACAAGAAGGCGGTGGAGGCTGAGAATGCTGAGATTAGGAAAGGTAACTTCAACTACGAAGGAATCCGAGGAGGAAAGCGCAATGGCTAAGGCTGTTTTCTTAAGGAAGCCGGTTGATATAACGGAGCTCAAGTCGAGGGCCACAAGGCCCTCTGAAGGCACACAGTTTGTGATCGAGGAGATTGTGGAGCTTGCCCAGTTTGAATATGACAACTTTGCAGCTAACCTCTTGGACGACCATCCCTTCATCGAGCAGAACTTACATGCAATGTATGTGGATACCAACGGCGTCTACCACTGTATATACATCAAGGCTGAAGAGGCTAAGGAAGGGATCCTGATTGAAAGCGAAGGGTATAGCTACGCCAGGTATGCTGCCTATTATTCAGAACCAGGTCTTCTAACGGATAAGCTTAGGGAGCAGATTTTGGACATCAGAGATTCAGGTAAGTACAACATGTTTGACGTATATGGGGTCCAGAAGGAAGCCTATATCAGTGGTTATTATGAACTCGCAGTATTCATAGATGAACATAAGAAGGAGTATGCAGAGTTCATACTTTATGGTAAGTAGAACTATCAACCATTCACTTTGAAATATTAGGATATAACGAGTGATTGTATTCTTAAAGAATAAGAGATATTATGATGTTAACTAAATATTGGAGGTTAACATGAGTAAAATTTCGCTCTCAACTTATTCTTTATCTTTAAGAGAGGAGGGAATTGTTGAACCAATTGATTTACATTGTATGAATGATGGCAATAATTTTGAAAATATTATTATGAATTTCTTCGATGAATACAAAGAACGATTTGCAAATGATGAAACGAACGAAAAAGTATTTAAAACCTCGATAATTGATAAAATGATTGATAAATCAATAAAAAGTGAATATTATTATGTTTATGCAAAAGTAGAGTCAGGAGAGTATGGTGTATCCTCAGATATTGTTGATCCAACAACATCTGAGGTGGTTTACACAATTAAGCCTGGTGAAGCTCCTGTTCTACCTTTCTCTGTATTAATCATTCGACCACGAATAAATACATCAAGAGCTTACATAATTGTCCAAAACATAAGCAACCTTGGGATAAAGACTGCGCTAGAAAAATATCTCAAAGCATATATTGCAAAAAAACTTTTAAAATATAGTATCAATATCGCTCCTTTAGCTCCTAGGAAATACGTTCAGACGTTGTTTGAAAATTACGCAATCAACAAAATTAGGTTTATATCATATAATGTGCCAGAAGACGACAGAGACAAAATGAACATTAATAATGGAATCACTAGTAGATACAAAGAACAAATATTTCATGGCGTTTTTTTGTTAGCTTCAACAAAAGAGAAATTCTTAAACTTAATTAATCCGGGAAAACGTGTATCAGATTTTGGAGAAATCGAAGGATTTGCAAAAAACTATGATGATATAAAAATTGAATTTAATGTTGGTACGAGCAAAAAAACTATTGATATGAAAAATATCGATAATTTGATGTTTACCGAAGACATAACTGAAAGAGTTGACAAAGTAAATGGACATCCAACTAATGAATCCATATTACGAGAAATGATTGCAACTGCAGAATATATATTAAAAGATTTGGAGCAAATAAAATGATTCATTACATTGTACTAGTAGGGGCAATGTTGCTTTTGGTGATTGTAAGTTTTAAGTATTTTTCATTACAAGGCTATGTAAAAAATCTATATTGGTATCTTTAATTCGAAAGGTAGTTTCCATTATTGTTACTTTGTTATGTTTGCAGTTTTGATACCCGGATCACTAGTCTTGGTTGGCAAGCGCAAATACATGTCTCAATAATGAAACTAGTAAACATGATTGCTGTTGTCCTATCTATTTTAACAACAATGTTATTTACAATGTTAGCTCTTTTATTTGATAAGGGAAAAGAAATTGCAACGAATCAAAAGAATGCGGAATCAAGAAATCAAATCATTTTTAACGTAATAAGAGAGACTTATTATGCAATTATGTACAATATATTTATATCATGCATATTGTTGATTATATTGTTTATATTCATTTCATTTTTAAATAGGATATGGCTAATTTACACTATATATTTTCTTTTGTTCACATTTATATTAAATCTAATTCTTATTCTTTCAAATATTTATAAAATATTTGAAGAATACTTTAAAAATAATGTTTGAGTATGTTTGAGGTGGCCATTTGAATAAATTATGGGAGAATATTATAAAAGGCGGAAGTCTGGCAGCTGTTGTAATATTTATTGGATACATACTTTCGTTTTCGTATTACGTTGGCTTTTTAAGTTACTACTCAATTAGTCCACTTTTGATTTCGATATCACTCACACTTATTTTCAATTTTGTTTTCAGATGTTTCACTCAAAGTACGATACTGATGCTTATGATTGTGGGGCTCTTATCTTGCATACCAGTTCCTAAAAATAAATATTGGTATGCACCAGTACGCGATTCGCTTTTTATTGCAGTACTTTATATAGTCTTATATAATGCTATTGCTGATCCGAAATTAATAAATATTAGTACATTGGTTCTAATTGGTTCATTATCCATAATTTGGGTTGAACGAATATTTGTGCCACTAGTCAAATTTAGAAATACAAAAGGATTAACAAATAAATTCTCAAAAATATATTTGTTGAAAAATAGTAAAATGAAGGTTGATGAAAGCTCGAATAAATTCAGTAGATTTATACCGAGGCATTTAGGTGTCAGCCTACTAGTTGTTATGATATTATCAATATTCAGTTATTTGGCCTATTCATATGGTTATAGAGATGCAGTAAATAAGACCAGATACTATTCTTCAAATGACTATCTGCTTATAATTAATGATAATGAAAAGGCAATTATGGGTAAATACGATTATGTTAGTAATAAGTTTTTACCTAGCATTCGAGTAATACCTATTTCAAATTTAGGTCAACTCGATCTCTTGTCGATTCGATAATACATGATAAGCACTTCGAAAGAGGTGCTTTTTGTTTGCACAGAATTAGTTGGAGGAGGTAGAAAATGCAGATACCTATACTTGGAAGGCTATTCAGGTCAAGAGATAAGCCGATCGCGAATACATACTATGGCAGCAATTATAGCTTCTTCTTTGGGAGTACAAACAGTGGTAAGACAGTAAACGAGAGGACAGCAATGCAGACAACTGCGGTTTACGCATGTGTTAGGATCCTTGCAGAGACTATAGCTAGCTTGCCGCTTCATGTATATGAGCACACATCAAATGGCAAGGAGAAAGCACTGGATCACAGGCTATACCGGATTCTACATGATGAACCGAATCCTGAGATGACTTCATTTGTGTTTAGAGAAACACTGATGAGTCATCTTTTACTTTGGGGGAATGCCTATGCTCAGATCATTAGAGATGGTAGAGGAAATGTGCTTTCGCTGTATCCGCTACTTCCTGACAGAATAGTTGTAGACAGAAACTCCAATGGAGACCTAATTTATGAATATAGGAATGAATCTGGTTCAATCAAACTCAGACGCGAGGACGTGCTGCACATTCCTGGGCTTGGCTTTGACGGCTTGGTTGGGTATTCACCAATCGCTATGGCAAAGAATGCTGTGGGTATGGCAATAGCGACTGAAGAGTATGGAGCTACATTCTTCGCCAATGGAGCTAATCCAGGAGGAGTCCTTGAGCATCCGGGCGTAGTTAAGGATCCTAAGAGAGTGAGGGACAGCTGGAATGCAGTCTATCAAGGCAGCAGTAATGCTCATAGAGTAGCAGTTCTTGAGGAAGGAATGAAGTTCCAGAGCATTGGGATACCACCTGAGCAGGCACAATTCCTGGAGACAAGAAAATTTCAGACAGAGGAGATATGCAGGATATTCCGGGTACCTCCACATCTTGTGGCATCACTTGATAGGGCGACATTCTCGAATATCGAAAATCAGTCGATAAGCTTCATAGACAACACAATAATCCCCTGGGTATCAAGGCTTGAGCAATCCATGCAAAAGGCCTTGTTTTCATATGACGACAAAAAGAAGTACTTCGTTAAGTTCAACCTAAACGGAAGGCTTCGAGGTGATGCTGCTTCAAGGGCAAGTTTCTATCAGACCATGAGACAGAATGGAATAATGTCAGCTAATGACATAAGGGAGCTTGAGGAGATGAACCTGATCCCGGAGGAGCTTGGAGGTAACAAGTACATGGTAAACGCTGCAATGATGGATATGGCAAGTGTGAGTGCATTACCAGGGACAACTGTAGAAGGAGGTGAGAAAGAAAATGAAACTAAAAAAGTTTTGGAACTGGGTGGAAAGCGATGAAGGACGCACCTTGTACCTTGATGGCGCCATAGCGAATGAAACCTGGTACGGAGATGAAGTAACTCCAAAGATGTTCAAGTCTGAACTGATGAATGGAGGTGGTGACATAACCATATGGATCAACTCTCCAGGTGGCGACGTATTTGCTGCCAGCCAGATATACAACATGCTGAAGGAGTATCCGGGAAGTGTAACAGTAAAGATTGACGGCCTAGCAGCAAGCGCAGCCTCAGTCATTGCAATGGCTGGATCAAAGGTAATGATGTCCCCGGTCTCAATGCTCATGATCCATAATCCCATGACTATGGCGTTTGGTGACGCTGTAGAAATGGAGAAGGCTATAGCAATGCTGGGTGAGGTTAAGGAAAGCATAATCAATGCTTACGAGCTTAAGACAGGGATATCAAGAACCAAGCTATCTCACTTCATGGATGCTGAGAGCTGGTTCAATGCAAAGAAGGCTGTGGAGCTTGGCTTTGCAGATGAGGTCATGTTTGAGAATGGAAAGGAAGAGGCACATGCCATTGAAGGTGCTGTATTCAGCAAGATGACTGTATTAAACTCCTTGAAGGAGAAGTTTCCAGAGAAGGAAAAGGAAAAGAAAACTGCAATAAGTGAACTCGATAAGAGACTAAGTCTCTTGAAATATTAGGAGGAAATGAATGAATAAGATATTGGAACTAAGAGAGAAAAGAGCAAAAGCATGGGATGCGGCAAAGTCATTCCTTGATGCAAAGAGAGGAAATGACGGATTAATCTCAGCAGAAGACACTGCAACCTACGATAAGATGGAAGCTGATGTTGTTAACCTTGGAAAGGAGATTGATAGACTTGAAAGGCAGCAGGCACTTGACCTTGAGCTTTCTAAGGCGGTCAATACCCCCATAACTATGAAGCCAAATGGTGGAATGGAGATGAAAACTGGCAGAGCAACTGATGAGTACAAGACTGCTTTCTGGAAGGCTTTGAGAAGCAAGAACAGCTTTGATGTCCAGAATGCGCTGCAGATAGGCACTGACAGCGAAGGTGGTTATCTTGCACCTGACGAGTTTGAAAAGGTCCTTATACAGGCACTTGAAGAGGAGAATCTGTTCAGAAGCCTTGCGAAGATCATAAACACATCTTCAGGTGACAAGAAAATTCCAATTGTCGCGTCGAAGGGCACAGCTTCATGGGTTGAAGAGGAAGCACCAATTCCTGAATCAGATGATGTTTTTGGACTGGTATCAATCGGGGCTTATAAACTATCTACAATGATCAAGGTTTCGGAGGAACTGCTGAATGACAGTGTATTCAACCTTGAGGCATACATAGCAAAGGAATTCGCAAGAAGGATAGGAGCAAAGGAAGAGGAAGCCTTCTTCATAGGTGATGGTTCAGGAAAGCCAACAGGAATATTCAATGCAACAGGTGGAGCGACACTTGGTGTAACTGCTGCGGCAGCAACGGCTATTACTGCAGACGAGGTAATAGACCTGATGTATAGTCTTAAATCGCCGTACAGAAAAAATGCAGTTTTTGTCACCAATGATGCGACTGTTAAGGTCATAAGAAAATTGAAAGATGGCAACGGACAATATATCTGGCAGCCATCACTAGCTGCTGGAACTCCTGATACAATCCTAAATAGGCCAGTTAAGACTTCAGCCTATGTACCAACCATAGCATCAACTGCTAAGACCATAGCCTTTGGTGATTTCGGATACTATTGGGTTGCTGACAGGCAGGGTAGGTCCTTCCAGAGGCTGAACGAGCTATACGCTGCAACAGGTCAGGTTGGATTCAAGGCAACTCAGAGGGTAGATGGTAAGCTCATACTTCCAGAGGCCATTAAGGTCCTCCAGCAGAAAGCGTAGGTG